GTCAGTGTTGATGTCAAAGTAGATGATGTTGGAAATTCATGTTTTGAAGACTTCAAGATGATGAAAGGTAGTGCTATTGCTATTATGGCTTTGGCACCACAGTTGATGTCATTACGATCAAGAAGGTATGCATGTTGTGCTGATGCTTTGGTCGATTTCAACGAGGCCAAAGTTAAGTTTGACAAAGTTGCTTTGTTGCAATTTAAGGATGCAAATTTCATCTTCAAACCAAATTCGTTTGGTGTGTCAGAAGCGTTCCATCTAGATAGTAGTATGGCAGCACAAGTGGAAGAGGTTGCTGCACAAAACGTTCGTAATGTTGCACAAAATAGTGTGTTGATTTGGGTTGACATGCTATTGTATTTTGTGAAAACATTGGCAGTTAGTTATTTCTGCACATATTATCCAGAAGAGCAAAAGATGCGATTAGAAGGAAATTGGGCTGATGAACCAGAAGATAAGAATTGGACAACACCAATGGATTTGTGGAGTATGTCACCAGCTAGTGTACCAAAATCACGTGTTGGAACGCGTGACTCACAAAAAGAGTATTGTGAGTTTCATCACACTCTGGATTATTGTTTCCAAACAGAGTCACGTACTGTTCGTAGGCTCCATGAGGTGTATGATCAAGGACCTTCAAACGTAGTGCAAGATGTGTTGAAGAGTGAAACATCTGATGAAGAAGACCAAAGAAAGCGTCCAATACAACGATTCAAGGTTCAAAATGAAACATCTGATGAAGAAGATCAGCGAAAGCGACCAATCACACGATTTAAGACTGGAAATGATGAACCTCGATCTGTTCCGAAGATTCCTCTTAAGAACTATATGATGAATCAAGCAACATGTGTGGCAACGAAGAACGAAGTGTTGGAAGATCAATCATCATATGATCCACAAGCATTAACGATTGCTATGGTGTTTAATGATAACATCATTACTATTGGTAATCGTGATGTTCCATCTCTTTGTGGAATAATGTTGTGTAGCCGTTTGGGTGTAACAAATGCTCATGTTGACTACACGATGAAAGTTGGTGATCAGTTGCAGGTTAATACACAAACTGAGACATGGACAGCCAAAGTCATTTCTATCAATTGGCTACGTGATTTATGTTTCTTCACTTTACCAAGTACATCAAGGCAGTTTCGTAATATCACAGCTCACCTGATGCCACGTGGAGAGATTAAGGATTTTTCAAATCTCGCTGGGTTGATGATAACACGCCGAAAGGAAATCATAATTTGGCGTGCTTTGCAATTACAGATGGAGAAGACCATTGACATTGAACAGCGTAAACGTCATGGTTTAATCTATTCTGGTACTTGTACAGGAATGTCATATAGTACCATGTTGACGGAACGAGGAGATTGTGGATCGCCTGTTATTGTGTTGGATCCGACACGCAAGCAGAAATTGCTTGGTTTCCATTCAGCAGCTAGTGCAATGACTGGTTTGGGTACGCTATTGTATCTTGAAGATCTTCCAGATGGTGATTTTGGAGACCAATCTCGTGATGATATCGTGATTTTGCCACACCAGGCAATAAAGCGTGTTGAGATGGATGACTATAAGCTTTTTAAAGTCATTGGAAAAGCGTATGATGGAGATAAACCATTGAAG